GGGAGACACCTACAATTCGAGCATAATCGTGGTCACTTCCACCTTGATTGTAAAATCTTATTTCTCCAGAATCTTGACCAGAACTTCCTCTGTTTGCTTCAAGTCTTAAAACTGCTGAATTGGATGTACCAGCAGATTCATCAATAAGAATAGTTCCTGTCGTATGTAATTTTGCTGAAGGATTATCATGGCCAATACCCACATTATTGTTAGATGCAAAGTACATTTGAGTAGCACTTGCACCATCATTGTATAATTTTAAATAACTATCGTCATGTGGCTGTATAAATCTCCATTTATTTGCACCACTTCTTTGAAATGCTAAACTTGTTTTTGATCCACTTGATATAGTTGGATTGAGATTCAAAGTATCAGTAATTGAAACTTTAGAATTTGTGGTATCCACTATAAATACATCACCGCCATCTGAGGCTTTGCGCACTAATAATGCTTCTGTATTGGTTATTTCTACAACTTGCGTACCTGAGACTATCTCATCAAAGCTAAGTGAACCACCGCCTGATACTTGTAAGTCTCCAGATACTACTAAATCGCCATCTATCTCACCACCATTGCCAAGGTCTTGCGGATTGCTATTGCCCATTGGACTAAACATCTTAAATCTCCACCGTTCTTACTGCTCCAGTTGTGGTACTGGTACTATTATAATTAAAATAAACAGTATTACCTAATCCACGAGGAACAGTTAAAAATACCATTGTGTTTTTTGGAAGTACCATATCGTTAGATGCATTTACATCTGTGCTAGATGTTGCAAAGTTAAAGTAAATCTCTACTGCGCTGTACACTCCAAGCGTTGATGTCATAGTTGCCAATGCCAAATGAATAGAATTATTAACATTTGCGCTTGATCCAGCCGTTCCAGCAGTATTAACCGTCCATTCGCCACCTACGGTTGCGTTTAATGCTTCTTGTACACTTCTTTTATGTAATTTGCTCATCAGCTTGATCTCCTGTAAACTATTGCAAAATCGCCATCTGCTACAGTTACTGCTGACCACTCACCATAAATGGTTTGTCCAGCTTTAATAGTTACAGATGATAAACTATCCCAAATGTCTGTGTCTGAGCTTGTTGCAGAAATAACACAATCGACTGAAAGTGCTTGTATTGCAACGTAGACATGGGAATTAACTGTGGCGTTTGTGACATAATCGTATCCACCGCCACCCATTCGGTTGGCTGCTTCTTGCGATGTATATCTATGCAGATTTGATGTTGCCATTACTTCTCCTAATCTCTAAGGTGTTGGCGAACCATGAACGAGCCTGTACTAAGAAATTATTTTTTCTTTTTTGCAGACATTTTCTTTTTTGGTTCTGCTTGCTTGACAATCTTTGGACCGCCAAATGAATTTTTTACTACTTCATAGCCATCATTCACTAGTTTTTGCGCGTCTGCACGAGAGTGACTGTGGCAATAATGGTTATCTTTTTTTAATACGATCATAACATCTCCTATATAATACAATGGACGATGACAAACACCGTCCATTGCATATTGTACTAAGGTTTACGGATTCAAGAATTCGATACCTTTTACATGGTTACTCGTTGTTGCTTTTGCGCCAAAGATCACGTCTGCGACTACTTTTGTCATTTGTTGTAGTAAGTTTTTTATCTTACTTCTCAAACTTTCGTCTGAGTATCGGCATACTTTTTCATCCTCTCGGATGTTGCGGACTCTTGGGAAGATTATTTCACTTCCTATGCTCTGCCCCTGACTGCGCTGTACGCAGCCTTCGGTTCGAGTTAGCATATCTTTCGACTTAGCCTTCTCGCTTAATTCCGCAATTGTCATTACGCTATTCCTAACGTAAGCGGCACACTATACCTACCGAGGTAATCGACACTGTATTCGCTTTGTAATCTAATCTCTTGCTGTACTGCTACAGCAATTGCGCTCTTATGCACCAAGTACGCCACTTCAGTTCCAGTTCCTGTCGCTGTGGACATGATACTAGAGGTATATACTGGAATACCAAAAAGTGCGCCAAGCTCACCAGATGCCATCACATCATTCGATGCAAAACCAGTTGGAACTATGTTACCTAAAGCACCAGAAGTAGCATAATTCGCTGGACTGTTTGGTGCAGCTACGAATGCTTTCGAGTTCAAAAGATCAGCATAGATCAATGGGTTCACAAAGAATGCACACTCTTCCTTTGGAATGTCATTGGACATCAAAGTTCCAAGTGCAGTTTCTACATCTGCGTTACTCATGGAGTTATCAGCCGCTAATGATTGGGTAGTACCCATAGCGTCCATTTCTTCCATGATGTGCGTATCCACAGCTTTGGCAAGGCCATAAGCCATAGAACGTGCATATTTGTCAAACAGAACTTCATTTGACTGTATCATAGCGATGTCCTCAAATAGCTTTGCAGCATATTTGTGTTGATCGATAAGTAAGTCAATTGATGTTTCTGTATTTACTGAGTATGCAACACCAGCATTCTCTGTTTTGGTTGAAACAGCAACTTCTTGTACGGTTGGGATGTGAAGCGTATCGCCTTTTCCCTTTACAAGACTTGAGTAATCATCGAAGAAAGGCTTGAAAACCAAATTCTTCTCGAAATAGCGGTAAATACCATCCGCCCAAAGCTCTGGAATAAATACATCTACGTGACCAGCACCAGATAAATCTCCACCAGCAGAACCTTGAGTCGCATCACCACTAAAAGCGGTATAAGCCATTACTGACTCCTTTTACGGTTATTTACGATACCGCGCAACAATCTTATCCCAGTTTTTAGCACGATCGTTCCGACTCATATTTGTCCAATCTTGCGGAACTTCGTTTGCCGGTACACCAGGATTGTTTGCAACGGCTAATCGTGGATTATTTGTGTTGAGTTTGTTTCGTAGGGCGCGAAGTTTTGGTAACGGTAAATCACCAAACGTATCGCGGTCCTCTTCGCTGAATTCAGATAGAATCTGCTCACGCATTTGAGCTTCATCACTCTTCGCTCGCTCTACAATGGGTTCTAACTCAGCAAGACGAGCAGCACGCTCTTCTGCCAAGGTCTGCCATTGCTGTTGCTCTTCCATTTGCTTTTCACGTTGACTAGCAATCTGTTTTTGCAACTGAGCAAGTTCTGCTTCAGACTTTTGCGCTCTGGAACGATACTTTTTCGCATCTGCGATGAGTTGATTAACTTCCGAGCTTTGTCCATCAACTGGTTCTTGACTTTGAGGAGTCACCTCTGTAGATACTTTGGGTTCAACAGGCGATCTAGTGCCTTCCGCGATCTGCGGTGCTTCCGGTGTGGTTGCTTCTTCGGACATCTGTCCTCTCCTTTATCCTAATGTGACCTTGTATGTGGTCTTTGTCATACGCGATAAGTTTTTTGCGACATTATCAGCAAAATCTCTTACAATACCTTCTTCTACCTTGCTACCTAGTGCCTGGTCATCTGCAATAACACGTTTTGGTAACTTCCCTGGTATACCTTCGTTATGCTGATTCATTTTTGTACCTTGCTTATTTTTCTTTATGCCGTATTGAAATTTTAATTCTCTGCCTTTAAAGTTTGCTTTGATCACTTGAAACGCATTTAGCATTTTGCCAGTTAACGTCATGTTTACAGGATTGGTGCTAGAGTTGATTTGGTTTTCAAATTTTTTGGCCTTTTTATTTTCTGCATAGCGTTCATTATATTTTTCAAACGGCTTATCATTTGCATCCTTGCCTTGAAATATCTGATCTCGATGTCGCATTGCAGTCTTGTGAGCGATACGTTTCATATCGTCTGAGGTAAATCGTAACATCTGACTAAACTTAAACATCGATCGGTAGGAAGTAATGTCTGCAATTCACTCCGCCAGCCGTTTCCAAAGCGTCACTTTTTACACTTTGTATCTCTTCAGTAGTCATTGGCGTTCTGCGTAAAAATGTTCTGCATACAGGACGATTCTTTTCATCTTTAGGACCAATATATTCATACTGTGCATTTTCTGGTAAATCCGAAGCCATCTGCATAATAACTGCACGCCTATAATTACTAAGCTGTGTACCAATAATATTTTCAATTCTTGGTACAGTAGATTGAATGTTGCTACGCATCAATGCTGCCATTTCATCTCGATTCATTTTGCTTACAATTCCTTGTGCCATACTAGATTGCATATTTGCAGTAATGTTACGCGTTAAGCCTTCGATGTTGAATCGTTGTATATTTTGTAAAGCCAGGAGTTGTTGTTCGGTCGCAACTCCAAAAAAAGGCAAATCAGCAAGAATAGTCTCCGTTGCAACCATGTAGGCGTTTTGTCCGGTAGCGATGCCCAACTCTTCAATAAAATAGGTCGAAACATCAATTGCAGCGATAAACGCCAATATTTCAGTAACTGTATAGCCTTCTTCTTCCAATTCCTGAACATCACTGACAAATGCATCAATACTATCTTCAATACTTTGTTCATAGCTTTCAACTGCTTGATCTATTGTCATTGGTTAAAATATTTAATAATCGGTTTTGTGGTGTTTGCTGCGTTTGTTGGAATTCTTCCTGACGTTTTGCAAACTCATCTATAGATGCTTGATCGCTATCACTATTGTAAAACAAGAAGTAATCCATTGGAGTTGCTAAACCTCGATCCAGTCTCCAACTCCACAACATAATTTCACTTTCTGGAGTTACTGCATAATTTGGTTCTAAGAAATCAACACTATAATCATCACCAAGGTTTACATTGGCCTCGACACGTAGTATCGCTTTATCTACCTCATATCTGCGATGCTCCCAAGGACGCCAGGTATCTTCCGTCATTGCAGTAGTCTCATCTTTATTTTCAATTTCTTCAATGGCCAATGCTGCCGCACTTGGTGCATTGCCAGAGTTATCACGAGCGTACTTTGCTCGAATATGATTATTGTTCAGTGTGGTCTCTACTAAAAATCTGGTAGCTTCAATAATCTCTGTAAGACTACCACCAGCATTGGTAACACCAAATGTAGCTTGATCTGGCAGATATAAAATTTTATCAGAGCCAATAGAAATACGACTCGCATCATCGACACCAGAAATGTACTTAATACCCATTGCTCCGTAGCGAATTGCAATTTCCAACTCCAACATAGCAACATTTACTGCTAAATCTGTTTGAGCCACATCCATTGCATTGCCTACATCATAATCTCGTATTGGCGGATAGCGATGGCAAAAAGTCACTGGTAGTATTCCATACGGATTGATATCACCGTCATTCACAGAAATCTTGTTTCCATGCTCATCCAACAAATAATGGTTATCATGTGTCCATACAGCATGCAGTGGACTTTCTAATCTTGCGTTACCCTGGTACTCAATTGGATAACATACACCTACAGGAGTATCTCGCGAACCACCGGCAATAAACAATGGTTCAAAATGTGAAAGTATTTCGTATTCTAACTTGCCTGTTACTTCGTTCCACTTGCTTCGGAAAGCCATGTTGCCTAACAAAAAGGTCAACCGTTCCAGCATACGCCTTTGTGCGTTTAAATTATGCTTGTCAATCAGCGACAGATACGTTTCACTAGCTCTCATACGTGGTGGACGTTTGTACGTCATGGAACGTAAGGAACAAACACGTTTGGTAAGATTGTTTTGCGGTATCACTGTCTGACGTAGCGTTTCTCGTCCAAAATATTGCGCTACGTAGTCATCAATATTGATACCTTCGTACCAATCCATTAAATAATCACGTTCTTTTACACGCTCATCCTCGATATATCGTAATTGATTTTTTAGTGCATCATTGACTGCACCTATACTGAGATCAGGAATAGTTAGCATACTATTATTACATCCAATCGATGACACCAGCAGATCTGGAGCGCATCGGAAATAGATTGGTAAGCAGAAAACGCAAGGCATCACAACAATGATCAAACTTGCCATCTTTTTGTGGTTCATGGCGCAATGCACTGTTTTCTCGGTGTTCTGGATAGTGATAGTTTTCATACGATTGAATACTTTCTTTACACTTAGGATGAATAAAGAAATGCGGATCACCATTGGCATCTTCAAACCATCTGCGTACATGCGATACTCCAGACACTACATTTCGAGTCACTGCATCGCGTTTAATGTTGACTCGTAAACCAATTTGCCTAAATACAGCTATATCTGAAATTCCTGACTGCAAATTTGTACCAGAACCAGCCGGATCGCCCCATATGCCAGTAAAGGTATACGGCAAGGCTTTGATCTTACGTGCAAAATCTTCTGTTTTTGTGTTTTTCATGCTGATTTCGTCTATTTGGTGTACATCGGCAAAACCTTTTGACTGGTTGTGCAACTGGACGCAAATAAAAAAGGAATGGCGATATCCGAAGTCCAAACCACCGTACACTGGCTTGGATGGATCGTACTGCACTTTTTCTGTGACTTGGGTAAATCGGTCCATCGGATAGACCTTACCTGAGTAACTTTGGAATTCGCATAAAAATTCTTGGGCATATGTCTCCTTGGTTAATGTGCGTTTTAATTCTTCAATGTCATCTTTGAAGTACGGTGATAGTGTGGATGGGAAACGCCACGACTCCCACTCTGGATGCTCTTCACTTTTTCCAAATTCGTACAATTTATGTAAAAAATTGAAACCTCTTGGCGTGCTGAGAAATAAGCACCAACCTTGCCGATCGGATAGTGTTGGTCGTAAATACATTTCAAACGTACTTCGTGGTATTAAGGCTGCTTCATCAATTACTAGATAGTCTATTCCTTCGCCAATCAATGAATCTGGATTGTCTGCACTCTTCACAGATAATTCACTATTTAAGCCAGCAAGTTTCATGTAATACAAGTCACCACTAATCTCTTTTTTGGATTCAATGGGAAGTTTTAGCTTATGCATAATCATATGCTTTACTTCTCTGGCAATCTTGTTTGCTAAACTATAGTTAGGTCCGACAATCCAACCACGCGTGTTTGGTGTCAAAAGCCAAGGCATAATCTCATGTGCAGCACTCCAGGACTTGCCAGAGCGTCTGCCCATTAACACTACACGAAACTTTTTCTTGGAATTATGATATGCCTGTTGCTGTGGAGTTGGGTTGTACCCCAAGAGACTCCATAGCTTCTTTCTGTTTATTATTTGCTTTAACAAGTGGATTATCCTCAAATCCGCATTCTTTTAACACTGTTTCTAAGTTGCCAGACATGTCAATTGCAGTCTTGTCACTCATATTTAAAATATTTTTCGCCAGGAAGATTTGCATTGCTACCGATCCATTTTCGTGTGCGCTGGTCCACATAGACCTACGCAAACTAAATTTCATCTCTTCTTTACCAGCAGCAATCACATCTTTAAAGCGTTTGCGGATTGTTGATGCATCACATTCAAAGTATTTTGCTATCTCCACTGTTGAACAGCCGAAGGAAGCAAGCATCTTGACCTTATCAGCACTAACATTTACTTTTTTTCTACTCATCACTATTACTCTGTTCGATGACATTGGTGATTTTATTCAAGGTGCGTCTCCAGTATACTTTGCATGATGACTCTGTTACGCCTACGACTTGGGCAATCTCTGGAAAGGTATGTTTGCGAATTCGCAGTTGGAACACTTGGAGTTCTCGTGGACTTAGTAAGTCGTAGAACTGGTGCGCGGATGTTTGCAGCCATCGCAAGTGTGGTGGAATCAAGCCAGTCCTAAAAACTATCATCTTTTGCAGATACTCGTCTGCTTGGTCAATTGCTTCAATTAGCCTATCAGCATCCGCATCCGTTAGGTTGTGCCAATAGCTTTCCATTTGTTGCTTGAAGTTACAATATTAAAGTGTTGACAAAAACAGGTTAAAAAATTCTAAGTGACGGTAAGTAGCATGGCCTCCAGGCTGCCTTGGTGTGTCCGAACCAAAACAAGCTCATATTAAAAGAATTGGATATTAAATCCATTTCCAACCGACGATAAAACTTTAA